ATCTGATGATGCGCCAAGCTCAGTCACACCAGGGATAAATAAGCCTTTCATAATTGCACCACAAGCGATGATAAATATTTCAAATAAAACCGGCATAGGCCACGCTATTTCATGACTCTGGTTTTCTCTATTAAGGAGCTTCTGTAATGGCTTATTCGATCAGCAATTCAGGCTGCGTTACCTGCATGATGTGCTCATGCTCCACAGCCAGAACACGCTTCTCTTTCTTCCGCTCGTTCATCAACCGGCTGCCGATTGTGCCTTTCAGCTTTGAGCGCGTTTCTTTGATGGCGTAGCGATGCTGCAATTCTTCACCCATCGCCATGCGCCGGTTTAGCTGCTCGGCCATCCAGTTGAAGGCATTGATGTAACACTCCTTCACTGCGGCAGCTGTTTTGCCAGTGAATCCCATCACTAGCATCATGCATCCGTCGCGAGTGATGTTATACATAGGCTGAACATCGCCATTTTTATCAATGAAATCAATGGGCGCAAAATTGCGCTGGGTGAAGTCATCGGAGCATTTCAGGTTACGTATGGCACGCAAAACGTCTTTGTGTCGCTTGCCAAAGTAGTCCGCCACCTTGAGTGACGTGGTAATTATCTTGTTATCGAGAGTCGTGACCATTTCGCGGAAGTCGAAGGCCGGAATAACTGACGGATTATTCATAGCGTCTTTACCTTTTAGAAAGTGAGCCTGTCTCACAGAAAAGCCGCCCGAGAGAGGTCGCCACCTATAACGGCATTTCTCAGGCTCGCTTACTGAAAGGCTCTCGTTGAGTTGCGCGTGAGATGCGCATTCAAAAGCCCCGTGGGTGCGAGGCTGTTATTGCATGCACTGCGTGATGATGTATTCCTGCAGCGCTCTTAGGGCTGTTTGGTCGCTGATGATTCCGGCTCGGATACCGAGAACGTTTCGTCCAGCAACTGCAGAGAGTTCGACGGTGGCATCATCGCCCATGCTGGCGGCGCCGGCGGTTTGGGTTGCGGCTGACACTGGACACTTGCCTTTGACGAGCACCCGACCACCATTATCAAGCTTACGCTGCAGAGCATCATTTTTAGCTTTTTCATCGGCCAATTCCTTCGTGTATTTGGCATCCAGTGCAGCGACATCACGCTGACGAGTCTGCATGTCTTTGATGGTGTCGTTAGCCAGGCTGAGCTTCTTAGTGGCTTTATCGCGCTGGTCTTTGTAGGTGATGGCGTTGTCGCGGTAGTGGTTCACGAAGAACGCCAGCACGCCGATTACCGCCACCACAATCAGTTGCAGCCAGTAACGCTTAACCAGTGCGCTAATCACGACAGGAACAGAGCGCGCTCCGCCTCACGCCGACGGGTCAGCCCGTTCAGGACTTTGCCACCAGCTTTATTCCAGCGCAGGAACTCATCGGCAGCGCCAGCGTAATCACCGGCGTTAAGTTTTCGCAGAAGGGTCGATGTCGACAGTGACCGGGCGCCGAGGTTATACGTGAACGACACCAGGGCATCAAATTGCCCCTGAGTCAGGTCAACTTTGACCAGGCGGGACACGTCGTTTTCATAGCTGACCAGCCCGGTCTTCAGCAGGCGTTCTGCAGTTTCCTGCTTAATCGTCATCCCGGCTCGGATCGGTTTGCCGTCGACAGGCTTGGTCCAGCCATAGCCGATCGTCCAGACGCCTACGCTGTCCTGGTAGGCGGTGAGTTTGCAACCTTCGAACTCTTTGATCAGGGCAATGCCTTTATCACTGGTTTGCATCACCGCCTCCAAAGCGAGAATTAAACACCCGGGAAGCCATAACCTTAACCTGCTCTACGCCAACAAATCCGAGCGCGCCTCCGATAGCAATCGACAGGGACTGTGGAAGGTTGAAGTAATCAAGAGCTGACACAGCGGTAAGGGTCAGAGCCCCACATATAGCCCCTTCAAGAAGCATTTTCTTCCAGCCGCCACCACCGTAAGCGATTCGCATGGCGGCCATGACAACCGATAGCAATACGGCACCCATCGGCGTTTCGCCACGCCACCAACTGTGGAGTAGTTCGATAAACTCCGTCCAGGAGTGGGGATCGTTATGCATTTTCATAGTCTCTAACCTCCGGCTTAAAAGCGGGGGCTGTGTGTTTGAAAGGGGGCAGGCCCTCGGGACGATTTAACAAGTAGGCGTGTCGATGATGGTTCCCGGGACCTGAAAATAAAAAAGCTCGCGAGCAGCGAGCAATGTGAGGGTTTTGCAATGTCGGCTCTTTGGCCTAATGGTCCCAGGTAGTGGGTTTGGGTGTGGTGACCGGTGCTGCTATCCGGCATTCATGGCTATCGCTTTACGACGCCATCAGGACATTCACCACAACGAGGATCGCTTTGCCGTGCCAGGGAAATGTACCTGGTCTCACCGGGATGCCGTCACATACTCAAAGCGATTTCCGTTATGCAGAAATGAAAAAGCCACCGGCGTTAACCAGTGGCTCTAAATTATTGGTGATGGCTCAAGTCGCGTTTTGGCTGTGGCCACACAATTCAGCTTTTGGGCTTTCGATGTCCCCGATTCATGAGCGCTGTCATCTTGCACTTCATCACCGCGCTCTTTCGCCTTTGACGTCCGAGCATATACTGAATTATGCACTTTCATTTCGCCAAATCAACACTTTCAGATAAATATTTTCTAATTAAGTGGCCTGAAGTTCGTTTTCTTTCTCCATCTCACGTTGTAAGGCATAAAAGAGTTCTGATTCAAAAACCTTCTCGCACCACACGACCCGGCGGCGGCACTGCTGCACATCCACGCCGGTTACTCTGCTCATTGCCTGAGCGATATGTTGAATGCAGTTGCGCTCACAATAACGTTTAATTGCATAATCGCGGACTGGGCTTTCCCGGTGAAACAGCTTAACCATCACTTTTTCTACGAACGCGGCATCATCTGATTCTTTGGCGAGAGCGATGATGTTGCTGGCTGATGACTGAGGGATAACCAGTTCGCGAGCTTTTTTATAAAGCGCCTCACCTCTCAGCGCCCCTCCTTCATCGCTATAAAGCCAGTTGACCATCCTCTCGATGTGTCCACCCATATCAGGACTCCATTGGCTGCGGATCATCAATCGGCCAATGACGTTAATGGCACCGGCAGGAGAATCATCGCCACGGTTAATGCGACCCCACACAGTCAGCATGTACTGCACCCATGCCCGTTGCTTTGGGGTTATGGTCTTTTTGGGATGCTTCCAGACACGGCGGAAGTGAGCGTCATCGACAAAGTTGACCATGGAGTAAATTGGTGTGAGCTTTCTCATTACGCGGCTTCCTTCTGTGGCTGGTTGGTTTTGGTCTGGCTGTGCTTTGCTACTGGCGGCAGGTTGGCGCGCTTAACGCTTTCTGCCTGGTGCCGGGTTATCTCGTCTCTGGTCACGGCGCGCACTCCCCAATAATGATCTGCCCCTTCTCTCCCCAAAGTTTTGTCACCCGGCCATCCCAGACGCGGCTGTCGTCGTCGAAAATGGCATCGAGAAGCGCCTTTTCCAGGTTGTCTTTATCCGGTTTCTGCTGATGAGCCTGGCCGTTAAGTTGCGCACGCTTCTTCTGGCTCCAGCTTTTTGGCATGGGAATGATGAAGGTGATGTGATAACCGGATTCAGGAATGCTGATTCCAAGCAGGCGAACTTCTGCTTTAAAAGCCCAATATGCCGCTGTCGCAGGTCTTTTATGCCAGCGATCTCGTTGTGTCATACGGGGCTTGCTGACAGGAGTGATATCGTAAATATTCATGCGGGCACCACTAGGCCACGACGGGCGATCTGGATAACGGTTAAGACAATGGCTCGATCCATTAACTGGCGGCGCTCGTCACGGCTCAGCCCCTTCCCGTTATCAATCTCTGAATGACAGGTGACGCAGATAGCAGCGGTGGCGCAGTCGTCTGTTTTCATTCCGATACCTTTACCCTCGTTGCGGTGCGCCACCTGCACGCCCCACGCTCCGCACAGGACGCATTGCTCAATCTGGCCGACTGCGGCTAGCCATTTTTTATTGCGGTAGGTGCTACGCATGTTTCCTCCGTGCCGCGAGACGCAGCCATTTCTGATCCACCAGGCGGGCGGTGTAGTCTTTCATGGTCGGGATGTCGGACGGCTTAACCGCGGGCTTACGCTTGCGGCGCGCCGGAACGCGGAAGATTTCGTTTGTGATGACGCGTGCGAGAGGGCTAGCCATTACGCAACCCTCCCGAAGTAATCACCTGAGTAGCGAACTTCACGGAGTTGCACGCCGTTTTGCATAGCAAATGCCTGGCTGTATTCGATGAGACTGGTCATGCGACGGATGCCCATCTTCGCAGTGCTTTCCCGGATGGCGCAGAACTCCCCTTCCAGACCCGGCACCACTTCACCAGGCTTACCGGTGGCAATGGCATGGCCTGAGACATACAGGACTTTCCATGAAGCGAGGTCGCGTGACTTGCCAGCCCATTGCAATTGCTTCGCTGTATCGCCACAGAGAGCGTGGAAGAGGTCGTTTTGGGCGAGAGTGCGGTCAGCCTCAGAAAACTTCACCACGAGCGGCAGAGCGTCGTTAACGGGCAGCTTCCTGATGTAGTCGATGAGGTTATCGCGAACGCGTTCGTCGCGGAGGTAGAAAACAGGCTGCTTCATACGCCACCTCCGAGAGGTAACGCCGAATGCAGAAAATCGCAGGTGCATTTCTGCATCTGTGACAAGGTGAGGAGTTCAGATTGTGGTCGCATTTAAGTCCCCTTAAATGCGCAGAAGTCGCAACCGGCTGTTCAGACCGACTGCGACTTAATTATAACATCACTTTTGAGGAATGATTACCAAAAATCAGTCACCACTATCTGCGAGTTTTTGCATGGCATCGCCATAACGTTCCATGCCTTTGGCAAGCGCCTGAGTAACCTCCTGCTGCGGTGCTGCTGGCAGAGGCATCCAGTGGGTCACTCCATAACCATCCTCAAGCGGGAACACATTCACGGTCGCATTACCTCGCCTGAATGTTGAGCCGGTAAACTGGGCATCGTGGATGCTTGGTGGAACAGTATCAGAATTGAAATTTATGAAAATAAGCACCCTATCATTCTTAGTCGGCATCCGATCACTGCACGGAATCCACCCCTGTACAGGCTCAGCACGCTGAAGCATGGCGGCGCGATAGGCGTTCCAGCCAACAGCTTTTCCGTGTTCAAACGCGCTGTCAAAGTCATCATCCATTTCCATCGCAGCGGGCACAGATACCGGCGCTGGAGGGGCTGTGTAAAGTGGCATTACCTCAATATTGAAGATATCCCCCTCGCTTGGACATGCCTCTGCGCTACCGTAAACCCAAGGGTGAACGACTCCGTTACGCTTGTTGATTAATCTGTGCGCCCACGCCACAGGCTCCGCTTCGAGCGATGCCAGCGCGATACGCGCATTATTAATCAGGAGGCTATCAGCAGGAGATAAAACAACATGAGCGTTACCCTCCGCATCAATTTCAGAATTCGTAATTTTTCTGAACAGCTTTGCCAGTTCTCTGGTAATAGTGCTCATGGGCGAATCTCCGTCCTGCCAC